ATACGGAGATCGCGCGCACGAATGTGCCGGTGCCGCTGCCATCGTCGACGATCTGCGACACGACGACATCCGCGACCTGATCCACCACGATCGTTTGGGAGAGCGTGGTGATGTTGCTATTGGCCATGCGGGAGGAATTCCGGTTAAGAGGGCGGAGGCTGCCCGGAAAGGATCTGCGTCACGCGGTCGCCGGTGAAGATGCCGACGCTCTCGGCATAGGCCACGCCCGCCACGACGCGCGGATCGCTGAGTTGCAACTGAACCGAGCCGGCCGCCATAAGTATGAAGATCCTGATCTGCGGATCGGAGGAGGACACGAGCGCCGACTGTTCGTCCGCAGTCAGAAGCCCCATGAACTCGAGGAAGGTCCAGTTGACCTTTGGCGCGACATAGTCGTCCGGCCCTAGGCCGCCGAGCGCGGCAAGCGCCTGCGCCAGCGGCGTGCCCGTGAGGAAGGACAGGGTGATGCCGTCGACCTGGTAGAGGTCGAGGCCATCTTCGTCGATCGTTACGTCAACCGTTCGGCCGAGCGGGTCGACAACCGTCGTCATAGGTTGGCCATGCAGGCTCCCCCGGCCCCGCCGGCGGTCGTTGTGGTCGATGCTCCCGTCGCGCCTGCGACTAGGCTCACAGTGTCAGAGCCGACGTTAAACACAATGATGTTGCCGCCGCTGCCACCGGCCCCACCATTAGCTATTACCCCGGCACCGCCATTACCGCCATTTGCCGTGATCATGCCCGACGCGGACACGCCGAGAAGGGAACCGACGGTTATCCGGATGAGACCGCCACCTCCTCCGCCGCCAGCGCCGCCATGGCCGCCGGCAGTGGCGTAACCGCCGCCGCCAGGCGCACCGTTAGCCGAAATCGCGCCTGCTGCGGTCGAAAGCCCACGGTTGATCCTACTGGCGATGATACTGACCATGCCCCCGCCAGAACCCCCCCCGCCGCCGCCGGACGCATTGGAGGAATATTGGCCGCCGCATCCACCTTGGCCGCCAGCAATCGGCGTCACATTAGACGGCACGGAATATGGGTCCACGTCGGGAACAGTCAGAGGCGGCAGCGCAGCTCCTACATTGGCGCCGAACGCGGTTCCAATCGTTATCGAGCCGCCGCGGCCTCCGAAGGAGCCGAGATACCAGCCGCTGCCGAAATTCGTGGAGCTTGACTGCGTCCCGTTTCCGCCCGTCGACGGGCCGGTGAGCCATCCAGTTGCCGCAAGCACGCCTCCGGGGGAACTTTCTGGGGAAAAAGTGGCCGTGGTGCCAGCCACGCCGTTCATCGCGATTGCGTTCGCCGGCGCGTTGCTCAGGTCGAGCGTGCCGGCGACATAGATATTCCAGCCATTAGGGTTGAGCGAGCCGGTCCCATTGATGGTCAGGTTGTTGTAAAACATATCCCTCGTGGCCGTCACTACGCCCGAGGAAATCGTGACGTTGCCGTCCTGGCCTGCGCCGAAGCGCATCGCCGTCACGATCGGCGCGCGCGTCGTGTCGGTCGGATGAACGTGGTCGGCATGTGCGGCGAAAGTCGATGTCCCGACCGCCGCCGTGCCGTCCACGATCGGCGTGGACGACCCAAGGGTGAGCAAGCCGCTGACGATATCAGAGGCGGCAATTGCCAGGGCCCCCTTGAGGGCGGCGGCGGTGATGATTCCGTTGAGCCCAGCGACCGACAGCACCGGGCCAGCATTCAGCGCCTGCAGCAGAGCGGCCGCGTCGGCGTCGGCCGCCGCCCTCGATGCAGCCGCTGCCGCCGCGCTTGACGCGGCCGCCGATGCGCTCGACGTCGCTGACGCCTGCGCCGCGAGCGCGGCCGGAAGCACCGCCGCGCCGTCCGCGATCACCCAGTTCGATCCGGAGATCGAGCCTCCGCCGTTAACGTAGGTGATCCCGATCGCCAGCGCGCCGGTCGACGCATTCCAGCCTTGCAACTGCCCGAGCGCCCAATTCGCGGAGTTGCCCGCGTCCTGGATCGAAAGGAACGACGTCGGCTGAAAGACCTGCGCATAGCCGCTTGGGATCACGAAATTGGACTGCACGCTCGCCGTCAGCGTAGCCGAGGTCGTCGACGGCGCCACGAGGAAGCCAAGCGTCTCTGCCTGCTGTAACTGCGCGATGAGAGGCGCCAGCGTCTGGTTGACCTGCGTCAGGCCCTGCTGAAGCAGCTCGTTCGAGATCGTCCCGTATTGGGCCGCAACCGCCTCGGCGGCCGCGATCTCGTTGACGATGAGCTGAAACCGCCGATTAAAAAAATCGGTGTTCAGAACATCGTTGTCGCGGACGATGAGGTCGCTGAAATTCAGGGTCATGGTTCAAGCGGCAAAGTGGTGGATTTCTCTAAGCTGAAACACGCTTCCCGGTACCGTAGTCGTCATATCAACCTGAATAAGGTATGTTGATAACGGCGTCGCAAAGTGGAAACGTGCATTATAAGAATAATAGTCGCTCCAAGGACCTTGATATAAAACAGATGACGCGGTGTAATAGGTCGCACCGGACTTGACGCGAACGACAAATGAATGGTTAGATGGATTGTAGTTCGTAAACCTAACGTCTATATGAATGTTGGCGGTCGATGATGATGGTGATTTCTGGACAGATATGAAGCTACATGTGCTTGCAAGCACGCCCAGCACTATGACTTGGCTCAACCCGTCTAGACCATGGCCAGGCATGCAGTCGGTGGTCCCGATGAACACCGCCTTGAGCGGTAGCAGCGCCGGCAGACTCGCTAGATTAGGACCGACTCCGGTCGTGCCTAGCGGATACCAAACGCCTCCGATTTGGACATGGAATTCCAGGCTGGTCGAAAGCGGAACCTGGACCTCATGCAAGAAGTCGATCGCCTCGATGCCGCCTGACAGCGAGATAGGCTGGAGCTGGATTTCATACCTGGTCTGACCCCATTGCGCATAATAGAGGTTGCAACGGATGTTCTGCGTTAAATCGACGTTGAAAACGCCTGTTGCATCAGCCCAGAAATATTGACCTTGAAGCGTGCTCCAATCGCTTGTCGTCATCGCTAGATAATGAGCGCCCGGCGACGCGATGACTACCGCGTAGCGCGTGCCGGCTTGCAGATAAGTCGGCGGAATCGCGATCGTCGTCTCGACCAGCGTCGGGAGGCCGGCGCCGCTCGAAAGCGATCCGGTAAGGATGCTCGCAACCGGAAGCGTAACCGTCTGGATTGCGTTGTTGATATCGGGCTGACCGAGCTTGTTGACGTGACAGATGGAAATCGTGACGTTTCCCGTTGTCGCTGCCTGCGTGAAGTAGAGGCCAAGTTGAGTCAGCCATCCCTCTTGTGCATTCAGGAAAACTTGAGCAACATGCTGCCCTGACGCGGTGTATGTGGTTGTGACACGATCGAAATAGGCCGCCGTCAGATCATCCTGCCAAAACTGCGTCAACCGCGTCGGCTTCCAGACATATTGGAGCGCTGACGGAAGAGCGGGGTTAGAGAGTAGGGCTGCGGCCAAGGCCGTGACCGTCGTAAAAGACTCGCTCGTGAACGCGAGATTTTGCGCGATTGCGTCATATTGGCCGGCTTTCGCCACCGTCGCCGCGCCGGACGGCGCGTAGCGGCGACCGCACCGCTGGCGGCGCCGGCGCCGCTTCAACTGCCGATAGCTGACGCCCGACAAATAGGAGAATGTCGACAGGCCGATCTGCCCGCTATAGCCGGTGCACTGAATACGCACAGTTTCGTTGAACGCCGGCAAAACAAAATTGCCATTGACCGCGGCGTTGATATCAAGCGGATTGAGGAGAGCGAAAGTCCCCGTTCCCGTCGAGGACGGGGGGAATAACGCTCCCTCGGCAAATACCGTCGTACTATTGACCGTGTCGCAACTTGTCGTGTCGATGAAGTTTATCGTTTCGGAGTACAGAGGAAGATATGCCGTCTGTGATGCCAAGAACGCGAGGATATTCAAGCCAGCATTTACACGTCCGACCTCGTCCTTAAGATAGGCGATTTGGCTGGTCAGCGTCTGGACTTCGCTTTCCGCCGCAAGACCCTTGGCGGTGTTCTGTAGGTTTGTAAGCGCCGTCGCGAGCGAGCTGATCTGCTTGCCGGCCGTCGTCTGCCATTGCTGGAGGCTTTCGACCTGCGCATCGACCGTTCCCAAGTTCGGCAATTGCGTCGGCTCATATTGAATGACCTGCTGGATGCCGGTCGTCGAAAGCAGCACGTAGCCGATGACAACCACCGTCGAAGGCGTTGACGGGTATGACGGCTGCGGCGCCTCAACGCCCGCAACCGTGTTGATGACCGCCGTCCGGCTATCCTCCATCGCCACCGATTGCGGCTGCGTCTGCCCGGTCGTAGCGTTGATGAGGAAGTCACGCGGCTGGACGTTTTGCTGAACCTCCACGCCGTTGACGGTGAGAGCGCACCACTTTTGCGTGACCAGCGGCAGGTTGGAAAAGAAGTCCACCACGGTCGACGTCGGCAGTTCCCACACTGCCCCGGTAGCGTCGTAGAGACGCCCAAGCGTGAGAGTCACCTGGGTGGCGGCGGTCTTCGTGATCGTAAACCCGGCATAGGATGGCCCGAGCACAATCGCGTCGTCGATCAGCGTGTCGAAGCTCGATCGCGCATAATCCTGAATGTTATTGAAGTCTCCCGAGTCCAACTCTTGGTTGTCGCGGAAGATGACCTCGTTTTTCATGAGTCCCTCAAGGAGCTTCGGCTATCCAAGCGCCAACAGACGAGGCGCCCATGGCGAGCTGATCCGATGGCTGAATCGTGCGCAGCGTTTTCGTCTTGATCCAGACATCGTCGCGCGCGCTTTTCGACGTGTTCACCGCACGGCGCGCATCTTCGATCGATTGCGTTGCCTGCTGCGGCGACCGAAGGAAGCCGCCGGCAAAGCGCCACATCTCGCCGACTCCGGTCGTGCGGCGAATGTCAACCTGAAGCTCGGCCGTATAGGCGGGCATGCCAAAGCGACACCATCCGGCGAAGGCGGTCGCCAGACGCCCTTGCGGAACGCGCGTCGGGTCAAACAGATACCAAAGCTGGTAGATGTGCTGCCAAGCGACCGAGGCCGGGATGCAACTGAAACCCGCAAAGGCGGCGCCCGCGAACGCCTGTCGGGGAATCGCCTGATGCACCTCCGCAACGTCCGTCGGCGTCACGTCGACAAGACCGACTCCGGCCGTGATCGTCTGCATCGAGACACGCGGCTCGGCGAAAACCCAACTCGTTGTCACGCCCACGCGGATAATGGTCTCGGCCGCAAACCCAGCGCCAAGGAACGCGGCGCCAGCGTAGCATGCGCCGCAATAGACTTGCCGCGGCGTCGGCGTGACGGGGACCACGATCTCGTCATAGATTTGATCGCTTATGGACCCGATGTCGCCGGGAAAGACCGTGCGTAACGTGAGACTGTCGACATAAGCGCCATTGTCCCAAAGCATGGCCGTGCGCGTGTAGCGGTCTTGCGGAAGCATGTCGTGGGGGAAAGTCCACCCGCAAAACGCCTTAGTGAATCCGTAAGCCGAGGTCGTGAAGGCGGCGTATTTTTGATACGCGGCGGCCACATACGGCAGCACGCGGAGTTGCGGAAATCCGGACAGGTACGCGAGGCGCTGTTCCTGCGTCAGGCTTGGCGAGGCATAGGTCCGCGCCGGCGGCACGACCGAGCCGACGAGATCGCAATCGACCAGATTGAGATAGGCGGAGATACCCGCCAATGTGCCCTTTTGCTTGTGCCAGTGGATTGAATTAGCGACGACCCAGCGTTTGCGCTCCTCGGACCAATCGGAATTCCAGATCTCCATCCCGAGATGCCAGGCGAGCCAAGGCAACAATGCCGCCGGCGCGAGAGCCGCGCCGGGCGTGGCCTGTTCCTGGATGGACATCAGGTCCTGAACCGCGTCCGGAAGGAGCGGATCGAAGCGCGCGGCGCCCGTGGCCTCCGCGGCAAGTTCCCATGGAGTTGCGTTATGCGGAAGCAGCGTCCGGGAGAAGTCGGTCACGTCGAACGCGCCTGAGCGACGCCGATGGTTTGCGCGGTCACGACCCAGACGCCGGTCGGCGGGACAGCCACATCCGCAGCCGGCGAGGCGAGCGCGACGCTCTCAACGCCCGGCTGCTGCAGCGCCGACATGATCGCCGAGCGCGCGAGGGTGTAGCCGAGCTTCTGGTTGGCGGCGAGCATGGTCGCAAGCGCCGATGTCGCGGAGGCAAGCACGACCGTCTGATCGGGCCCCGGATAAAGCGTGAGCGTGCCCGCGATCGTGACCGGCGTAAGCGTCGGCGCGGCGACGACGACGTAATCGGTCAATGGCTTGGCGTCGGCATTCATAAAAAACGCCGCGAGCGTTTGGATCTGCTGCGCGGTCGGCAGGTAGGTCGGGCCGGGCGCAAGCAACGTCACCTGGACCTTGCCCGGCGCGACCATCACGGCGGAGACGTCGAGAAGGCCGGGCACGATCGTGTTGGCCCAATACTCATAGGCGCCCGTCGGGCCGGCCGAAGAGAAGGCGTTCGGCGCCATGTAGATGCGCTGGGCGTAGGCGCTATCTGCCTCGCCCGTGTTCCTCGCCGTGTCGAAAGCCGTTCCGATGTTGTCGAGGTTGGTTCCCCAGCTCGAGGGCAGGAGCACCGCCTTGCAAGCGTCGTTGACGCGGGCGCGCAGCGCGACTTCGCGGGCCGCGTAGGCCTCGCAAAGATAGACGAACGGCTCGCTTTCGAGAGCGTTCGTGTCGTAGACAATTCCGGCCGCGTTCATGCGCGCAACGCCGTCGGCGATGATCGCGGCGCGGATCGCTTCAAAGCTCAGCGTCTCGACGATGTCCGGCGGCGGGACGCTCGCCAAGTTGATGGTGACGAAGCGGCCCATCTCAGATCACGACGAGTTGCGACGACGCGACCGTGAAGTCACCCTCGAGCGCGTTCGGCATGTAGTCCCCTAGAATTTCGATCCCGAGCTTGCCTTGCGCCATGCCGCTAGTGGTTGTGCCCGGATAGGTGAATGAGCGGACTCGGAACCGCGGCTCCCACAGCTCTAGGCCGATGACGAGCGCCATGTAGGAGCGCATCAAATTGTCGGGCGTGAGCGGCTTACCGAGGAGGCCGACCAGCGCGCCGCCGAACGTGCGCCGGTAGACGCGCTCTCCGATCCGCGTCGTGAAGATCACGCCGATGCACTGGCGCACATGATCGAAGTCTGTGAGCGGCTTTCCGGTGTAACGGTTGATGCCGACCGAGTCGCTCATGTCGGGTCCGGCGGCTTCTGCGTCTCGACGAGCGCGGCTGGGTCGATGGTGTAATATTTATGCGCGCCGGCATCGTAGATCACGAACTGCGGAGTGCCTTGCACGGTTGCCATCACCCAACCGTCTTTCTGGATGTTGACCGCCGCGTTTTTGTCTGCCGTAATCACGCGCGAGCCGGGCCTGGTCGTGTCGACGGTCGAGCCGCGCGTCGCCACGTCGGCATTCGGGTCGGTCGACGGCGATTGGATCTGGTCGTACCAGTGGTACGGCATGAGCATGCCGAGCGTGAAGTCCGGCGAGCCGTCCGGGTTGAAGCACATCACTTGCTGCCCCACCGATGGCAACGAGTGAACCTTGCGATCCCCCGCATGCTGCGAATACGGCAGCCATGGGCTCTTAACCGAGTTGCCATCGTCGTCGAGGCCGATCTCGAAGCGAGCCAGCCACTTCGTCGCGTCTACGTCCGTGACCTTGCCGGCCCGCCCCATGCGCTCGATCCGCGCCTGAAGGTCGGCGATGAGCGCATGCAGGTCCGCGATGTGCTCATGCGCCTCCGCGAGCCGGCGAGCGAAGCCGGTCAGGAGGCTGATGAATTCTTCCATCAGTCATCGCCGCCGAGACTCGGAAGTGGCGTGATCGGAACGACGATCATCTCCTTAACCGGGGCGTTGTCGCCCAAATCGAATGCCGGATCGGTTGTCGGCGAAACGATCGGTCCGACATCGATCGTCTCAGTTTCTTCGTTGGTCGTCGCCAGCACTCCCATTGCGACGAGCCAGTCCGGCAAAAGGAACGCCGACCAGCTCACCATAACCTCGTAGGGCAGCGCCGAAAGCGCGGAAAACGCCTGCAGCCAGCCTTGTTCCTCGGCGCCTGTCGCGACCGCGCCGCTCAGATCCGCGCCTGTTTCCACGGCGCCGGCGCTCGAGGCGGAGCTTGCAGAGGATACCTCGGCGACGAGAGCGCTCGCTGCCGGGAGCAATGCGGAACCGGCGATCTCGCCGCCGGCGCCCAACCGACGCGCCTCGGCGGTCAAGGCTTCCGCGATCTCCGAAGCGCCTCGCCGTAAACCGGGAGTATGCTCGGTCGCCGAAGAGAAGCGCTTGATGACCCCAACAACCTTTTCGGCCAAGCCGCCGCTGTGCGCCTGCGCGGCCCCGATGCTTTCGACGATCGCAAAGCCGGGGAACGTCGTCAGGGTGACGCCGGTAATTTCGGCAAACGCCGCCGCCTTGGCGAGCGCGGTCGCGATGACTGAGGCCTCTGGCGCCGCCGTCGATGCGATCCTGTTTACCGTTTCGCTTGCGCCACCTGACTTCTGAGAAGCTAGTGATCCGGCTTCGGCCTGCGAGATGCGAATGCGCTTTGCATTGCCGAGCAGCTCGGTGACGAGCGCGGAGCGAGCCGCGAATGTGGCCTGCGCGCTCGTCTCCGCCTCGGATTGCTCGCGCCGCACCAAAGAGATCGATGCTTCCGCCGCCGCCGCCCCGCGCCGCACGGCGCCGGCCAATGCTTCCGTTTGGCCTAACGAGAGCCCGGCAAAGATCGCCTGACCGATGAGTTCGGCCGGCGTCGTCCGACGAACCGTTGTGGCCGCAAGCATTTCCGACGCCGCCAGAATGGCCGACACGCGGCGCGAGAGGAGTTCATTCGCCGAGATATGCGACCGCGCGGCTCGCCCCATAATTTCGGCAGGCGCTCCCGGTCCCGCTTGCGCTCCTGAGACAACCTCAATCGGCGTCGAGACAGGGGCGGAATAGACCGCAAGCCCGGCCACCTCATCGCCGAGTGCTGAAGACGTTGATCCCGCAAGAGTGATTTCGTCAGCAAGCGGTTCCGAACGCTTCGCCGCCGTCGCCTTCTCGTCTTGTGCGCTTTCGCCTCGCTTAGCCGCAGCGAGCGCCTCGACCGTGTTGGCGGCGGTCCCGGTCAAGGAGCGGCCGACAGCCTCTACCGGATCGCCGATGAGTCGGCCCGATAGTTCCGCAGCCTCGGCCTGAACGCTGCGGCGGCGATCAAGGCGAGCAAGGGCCTCGCTTGCGACGCCTAGCGTCGCCGTGATCGGAGTTGCCTGAAACGCCGTCGCCGCGATCTGGCGAGGCCGCGCGGGCAATTGGGAAACGTCGACCCACGGCTCGAAAACAGTTACGAGCAGACCAAAAGGTGGATTGTCGACCGGAACCGCAATTTGGCTTGCGGGTAGCTTCCGCGGAAGGATCGGCGAGGCCGGCGGCGTCTCCCATGCCGTCAGGACAGCCGAAAGCCACCGGCGATGGTAAGGCGTTGCTGGCGCAGTCGAGCCGACATACTCGGCATTCGCAACCGCCGAGAAAGAGGCCGTGACGAGAGTCGAGACCTGGGACGCGGACGCTCGAGCTGAGCTCGCGATCAGAGACGCCTGCGGCGCGGAGAACGCCGCCGCAGCGCCGGCTTTCTCCGCCTGCGCAAAAGATTTTGCAGCGGAACTAGCGGCGATTTCCACGCCCACCGCAGCCGACGACGGAACGAGCGTCAGCCCGGTCAGATCGGCGCCAAGCTTGGCGCGCGCCGACACGCTTCCTTGCGCCTCGGCAGCGCGCGCTGAGAATGTGGCGCGGCTCGCGAGCGTCTCGCTTGCGGAACCGGATCTCGTTTGGGCGCCGGCAAGCAGGACTTCGGACGCCGGCGCCGGGACAGATAGCGCTTTGCTGAGCGCCTCTGTCCGTCCGCCCCAGGTCGCGGTGATCGCCGTCGGCGCGGCCGGCAACGATCGCCGTGGCAGCGGGATCTGATAGCCCTCGCCGCGATAAATGGAGCCGGGCGGATAAACGCCTTCGTGGACTTGCGCTTGGCCGAATGGCGGGTTGCTCGGCGCCGCCCCTATTTCCTCAGCACGAGCGGATGTCCCGCTTGATATCCGGTCAAGATATTCGCTTGTGCCGCCCGCCGTTGCCGTGATCGGCGTCGTAAAGAACGCCGTTGCGGCAACTTGGCGCGGCCGCGCCTGTGGCCAGCCGCTATCGACCCATGGCTCAAAGGCCGTGACCAGAAGACCAAACGGCGGGTTGTCCGGCTCGACGCCGATGCCTTCCTCGGCCTGCGCCGTTCGGCGACGATCGGCCCCGGCGAGGAGCTCGCCCCGTGCACCGATTGCGGCAGTCTCAGCCCCAACCGTCGAGGCCTGGGCATTATGGCGACGGTCTATGCCGGCAGTTGCCGAAGCCTGTGCCCCGTCGCTATGGGCCGCCGCCGCAATCGCCGAGACTTGCGCGCTGATAGCGCTCAGGGCCTGGCTTGGGAGTAGCTCGTCCCGAGCCGCAGCAGAGCCGACCAGCGCTCCAACCGTCGACGCTTGCGCACTGCTGCGGTGGCTTGCGCCGGCGAGGAGCTCGCCCCGTGCACCGATTGCGGCAGTCTCAGCCCCAACCGTCGAGGCTTGAGATCCTCCGATTGCAGTCGCTGCCGCTACCGATGACGCTTGCGCACCGTCGCGTCGATCACCGCTCGGAAGCGCCTCGGCCTGCTCGCTGTGGCGGAGGTCGACGCCGGCA